ATTTTTATTTTTATTTCAGCGATTTGTTCATCGGTCAAAATACTTAACGCATCTTTGGCCTTCTGGTTGGAATAACCAAAAAACTCTTTAACACATTCAATATTCTTATCGACCGATGATTTCTGCCACGGTTCAAACTTCCGTTTCATCGGCCTGATACTATTTAGAAGATACTGGTATTGCATGTCCTTATCGATGTTAGCTTTGATGTTCATCTCACTAACATAAAGAATACAATCCATGTGATAGGACAAAGACCGGTTGACCAGAAAAGGCGCATAACCGCCTATATCAAAGTCATCATCTTGTTTCTTTTTGTGTAGAATTAGGTCTACATAATCGAATGGACTCATTTGAACTCACAATCCACCATGATTTCTGTGAGACATGCCATTAGATTAATCTCATGGTCCGCGGCAAAGGCTGCCTGATATTGGTACTTGGCAAGAATGAGAACCATTTGAGGTACTGAATTGGGTTTCAACACCTCATATAGTTTGTCATACATTGTTCGGAATACACGAACCGGATCATTATCCAGATTATTGGTGACCCATTTACGGGTTCCTGCAAAGTCTTTTCCTTTTAGTGAGTTAATTAACTCAGTCAGTTGCACGTCGGAAACTGATGCAAGAATACCTTTATCAATTGAACCACTAACACTATACCGCTGAAGCTCGTTAAGAATACGGCGATTATCAGGGAAATACTTAGTAATAATTTCCGCAACCACTGGTTTATCATAGGTTACTCCTTCTTGTTCTAGGATCCATTCAACACGTTTAAAGAATTGAGATGCCATCTTGGCTTTAGAACCATTGATTTTAAAGTCAACAACAGTACACCTAGAATGTATAGGATCAATAATACGATTCTTAAAGTTACAGGTGAATATGAAAGAACAATTGTTGGAGAATTCTTCGATAGAAGCTCTCAGAATAGCCTGTGCATTTGGTGTTAAGTAATCTGCCTCATCAAGGATGATAACTTTTCTGCCACCCATGAGTGACATAGAAGAAGCATAACTCTTGATTTTGACTCGAATGGTATCAACACCATTCTCATCAGAACCATTGATAACTAGGTAATCACAACCAACTTCCTCACACAAGGCTTTGGCAATCGTAGTCTTACCAACACCTGCTGATCCGGAGAGCAGCAGGTTTGGTATTTCTTTTTTGTTTACATATTCCTGAAATGTCTTTTTGATTGCATCAGGTAAAATACAATCTTCAACTTTAGCTGGGCGATACTTCTCTACCCACAAAATATGTTGGTCCATTCAAATACTCCATAATATAAAAAATCAAATTAAGCAAACGTAGAGTGTTTAGCTTCAATGGCAATCCAATATTGAATTGGTTGCTTAGTATTTTTGAATGATGCCATGCCTTTGGATGAAATCTCGATGTCATAAGAACCGGGAATCATCTTAAAGTTTTCTGTCAGAAAGACTGCTTCGTATTTATTTCCGTTACCATCTCCGACTTCAATAGAATTCAAGTTCTCGGAACGTTGACCATTTGGTTGAATAGAACATGTTGTGACATATACTTTGTTACCATCAGACTCAACAACAATGTGTTGTGATTGTAACACAGAAGCACTCTTTAACAAATCAGACAAGTCAGTTTCAGTCAAAGTGAAAGTTACTTCAACAGATGGTAAGACCAACTCTTTATCTGGTGCTGTAACAATGCTGTTTCTTTCTGCCTTACGATACTTGATTTTAGAACGACCGCTCTTAAAGATAACATTTTTATCATCAAAGTCAATATCAGAATCTTTTTGTAAGGAATAAACCGACAAGAATTGATTCAAATCATACACACAGAAGTCCTGTGGGAATTCATCGGTTAGTGTGGCTTTTGCCATCACGGTTTTGGTAGAAGAAATTGTTTTAATCTCTTTACCTGCTTTGAACTCTAGGTTACCATTAATGGTAGAAAAGTTCTTCAATACACTTAGAGTATCATTTGCTAGTTTCATTCACATCTCCATCATTTAAAGAATACATTATATCATGTTCATATAGAAACATCAAGCAGCACATGGCGTGGGCCAGGTGATTCTTACCAGTTTCCAAATCATTTTGTTCACCTTCTTTCCAAGCCCATAAGTGTCTTTGAAGTGCATCAAAGTATCTACGCTTAGAATCAGGAACTTTTTTCCAATTGTCTCTCTCATACTTCTGAGCACCAAATGTCAGAATTTCCACCGTAGCCTTGAGAGCTAATGGTGGCAACAAACCATATTCTAGTTTGTCACCATCAAATTTGCGGCCACCTGTTGTGGCAGTTTGAGAAGCTTTTACAATATCTGTTTGATAATTATCAATCGATTTCATAAGAGTCTCATTGGCCATTACATTTCTCCGACAAAGTTAGCAACAGCAGGCATATCTCCTTTGAAGTGATATGTGCCGATGTGGTCTGTTCTCATCCAAGGACACAAATAGATTTGTCCACCAATTTTACGGAACATTTGACAGAACATATAATCTTCACTCAAGTAACGGTCAGAACCACCACCTGTGATAGAGTCTACGCTATCAATAACTGTATCAAAGAAAGCATGAATGTAACGTGAACCATCAAAGTTGGCTTGACCAACGTGGTCTGGTTTATAACGAATCATTGGATACGCTGCTTCCATTTTTGGAAACACTTCACGTTTAACCATCATGTAACCAGTACCAATTTCCATAACTTCTAAAGGTTCTGTAACAGTAAACTGTGCTGTGCCTTTAACAGGATTGAACACATAGTCACCAGTAACACGTTCTAGTGTTTGTGCATCCATATCAGGATTCTTTTCAAGAGCTTTCTTAACAGAACGCCATTTGATGGCTTTCTTGGGATAAGGACCACCAATAACATCTTTGTCAAGTGCCAATAAAGCAATCACATCTCTTGGATCAAAATGAATATCTGAATCTAAAAACAATAGATGAGTACAGTCGGAACGATTGATAAATTCATCTACGAGATAGTTACGTGCTCTTGTGATAAGAGATTCGTTGAATAGGAAAGAGAACTTGATGTTCACGCCATATTGAATACAAAGTGCTTGCAAGTCTAGACAGGCCTTTGCATAGAGACCGTGGTTCATACCACCGTACATGGGAGTAGCTACAAAGATACTTTTTGTTTGTAGGTCTTCTTTTTTGATTGAAATTTCCATCTAAACTCCATAATAAAATAAAAAAAAGGAGTCACCTTTCGATGAACTCCTTGCAAGGTTCGCCAATAGATTAGGCGTTGTAACTGAAACCAGCAGCCATTGCTGTACGAACCATTGCCTTAGTTGGAGTACCAAGGCGGTAAGAAGCAACTTTAGAACCATCACCACGTGTTTTGGTGTTGGTATAAATTACATGACCTTCTTTACGTAATTCTTCGATACGTGCTGACACGTTTTGGATACCGAAGCGAGCACGTGCTTGTGCAACGGTCAATGTGTTGTAACCGTCTTTCTTGCTCAAGTAAGAAAGGATTTTAGATTTAGCTGATGTTGTCATAGGGACTCCTAATAATAAAAAAGTTTCAAAAAATCTCGCTTTGGGTTGCGAGTGAGTGTATTATACAATTATATAGTACACTTGTCAAGCGTTTTCGTGGTACACTTGATTATCTACCAACTTGCGGTAAATATTTTGCCTTGGTTTCTTCCCAAGACAGGTATATCAAGTCATCATAGAACAAAGATTCCGTGGATACTTTGTTCTTCTTCTTTAACATTGATATACGGCCTTTGGCAAACTTTGTTTTCCAAATATTCGCCAAGGATTCTACACTAGTATCAAAGGATTTAACCAACTGTTCATCTCCTATTTCTTTTCTCAAGTATTCACATGTATTGTTATACAAAGGAGAAAAGTAGATACCTCTAGCATGTTCACAACGGATTAAGTTCTTAGGTATTTTTAATTTACTATAAGCAAAATGAAGTGAACGGTTTTTATGGTCACGTTTGTATGGTAAACCAGAATCTTTCTTGGCTTCCCACCACTCAAAGTATTTTCGTGTATGATTTTCTTTAATCCAATCAAACACCATTCTCATGGTTTCTTTTGATGGGTCAAATGCTACCGATCCTGACGTAAAACCCATACGAGTCCAGTAATCAAGACCATCATACTGAGAAAGGCCACCGGCTTTAGTGTTGCCATATAAAGAAGTGGTAGTAACACCAACAAGCGTGTCTCCATATTTTTCCTTCCAATCGTTTTGTACCGTATCGGACAAACACAATAGAGCCAGTAATTTACCACCCATGTAATTAAAACCTAGTGGTTGTAAAGGCACAATGGTCGAACCGATTGCAGTATGGTTAATCATATTGCCTTGAGTCTTAACAGTCTTAGGCCATCCAATATGATTGTCTCTTGGAGTAAGATCCAAGAAGTCTGATGATATACAAATAACACCAAGATATTTATCTGTAACTTCATCAATCACAGTATAATAAAGGTTACGACCAATGTTAGAGTTGTTCTTCATTGTGGAAGAAAACGTTCTAAGTGTATTCCATTTGTCGGCCAAAGGACCGTTAGACAGAATCAATTTTGGTTTTAGATTTTGGTAGTCATCAGGATTAGACGGATTCCAAATGTTATTCTTGATATCATCAATTTCTTTTTTGTGTTTATCATCTAACAGCTGAACCTCAGTCTCACCAAACAAGGTGAAAACTTCTCTAGTTGGATACTTTTCGTGTACTTCATTCCATTTTTGATACAGAGTATACTCACGAACATCCATCTGTGATGCATAAGTCAAATCACGCAACAAAGTTTCTCTCAACTCATCTGTGTCGATGTGTTTGTGTCTATCGTGTTCACGTGACCAATTGATCCATTGGTCATCGATAGATTCAATTGCTTTTTTGGCCAATTTTTTTCACCATTTTCATAAATTTATTACGTTTCTTCATACCACTTTGTAATGCAAGTGGTTTTGCTCTACTAGTATACACTATTCCGTTCATGTGGTCAAGCTCATGGAAAATACAACGAGCAGTCATACCAATATAATGACCTGTTTTTGTTTCGCCAGTATAATCCTGATACTCAATGACCAATTCGGCAGGTCTAGTGATGTTTAAACCTAGTAAAGGAAAAGATAAACAACCTTCCATCATGTGTGCTTCGCCTGTGGTTTCTAATACCTTAGGATTAAAGAACGCCACATAATCATCACCAGCGCCAACAACAAACACACGATATCTAAAACCACATTGATTGGCTGATAATCCATAACCATCATACTTCTTACAAGTTTCCACAAGTGTAGAAGCAAACTCATTTGGATTTACTGGTGGATTTGAAAAGTCAAACATAGGCATCACTTCAGTCAAAATAGGATCCGTTTCAGGTACTAGTTTGAAAGTGGGTATTTGAACGGCAGTTGGTGGTGCCTTCAAGGAATCTTCGGTATTAAATGTAATCACATCACTCATTTTGCTATCCTACTAAAATTGTTTTTCTTTTCAAACCTAATCACAGACCTAAACTTGTCAAAGAGTTGGTCACCCTTGTGGCTAATAACAAAGATGTTTGTATCAGTACCCATTTCATGGATTAACTTTAAAAACTCCTCAGTACCAACCGTATCTAAACTAGAATCAAACACTTCATCCAATATCAACAGGTTCGTATTGGTTGAATTCTTTAACTTGGCAATTTGTCGCCATGTAAACAACAGAGCCAAGTCAATACGCATCTTTTCACCTTCGGAGAAATTAGCATAAGAGAACTCGTCACGATGTCTGCTCTTAATTGTCTCATTAAAGTTTTCATCGATGTTAAAGTTAACAAAGAAGTCCATGGCTGTCAAGTACTTATTAATCAACTTATTCATGATTGGCAGGTACTGTTTGATGATTTTGGTTTTGATGCCGGTATCTTTCAATAGTGTGGCAGCAAACTCGTAATACATCTTTTCGGTTACCAGTTCTTCATGCGTAGTATTTAATCCTTGTAACTCAAGCCTTAACTCAGACAGTTTTTTGTTATCATCTTCTAGGTTGGCCTTTTTGGATGACAACTCTTTAATCTCTCTATTCAATTTGTCGATATACTTCCTGACAGAATTAATGGTAGAGTTGTTGCTGACAATCTGTGAGTTGTGTTGTGATACATTGTCTATGATGGCGGCTATCTCGGCCATGCGTGTTGAGAGCTTTTGGATTTCATTCTCAATTTCCGTAAGACCCGCTTTTTGCTTTTTGAGACTTTGCTTTCGTTCGGTGATTTGCAGCTGCTTAAAGGCTTCTTCAAGTGGGTGTTTGCAGGTTGGACAGTTATCATTTGACTCATAGAACGAAACTTCTTTCTCATTTTTCTTGATGTTATTTTCAACCTTGGTTTCTAGTTGCAATAACTTTTTAGACTTGGCATCTAAAGAAGTCTTCTCATTGCCTATCTTTTTGGATAGGATATCAATGTGTTTTTGTATCTTCTCATTGTCAGCCATCAGTTGTTCTAGATGTGATTGATTGGTTTCAATCTCCTCACGTTTACGCTGAACTTCTTCATCGTTGTGTTGCCTGTGTTCTTCGATGTTTTGTTTTTGTAGGTTGATTTTCTCCTGTGCCAGATTAATATCGTATTTAATCTTGGTTAAAGTGTCTTTGAACTCCGACATTTTCTCTTTGACCACACCATTCATAGACGAGAAGATTTGGATGTCCAAAAGGTCTTCAATGATGGCTCTACGGTCAGCAGGAGATAACTGCATGAATGGCACAAAAGAAGCTGAACCAAGGATGACTACTTGCGTGAAAGACTTATAGTTTAGTTTAAGAATAAACTTCTCTAAGTGCTCTTGGTAGTCTTTAGCTTTCGCATCCTGGTTCACCAAACTACCATTACAATATATTTCAAACGTGTTTGGTTTGATACCACGGATGACTTTATACTGTTTTGTACCGATAGTAAACTCAACCTCAACCACACAATCGTTTGTATTGATAGAGTTAAGTAACTGTGGTTTATTTATCTTACGAAAAGGTTTTCCAAACAAGGCAAAGCACAGCGCATCCAAAATAGTGGACTTGCCGGCACCATTGTGGCCAATAATCAAAGTATTGGGTGAATGATTCAGGCTAATTTCGGTGAACGTGGCGCCGGTACTTAAAAAATTACGCCATCGCACTTTTTCAAAGGTTATCATTATGTTCTTTCAAATATAATTCGCATTTATGAAATAAATTAGGATCATCATTTAATAATCCTAATGATGTGTTACAATTGTGGCACAATAACTTTCTAACTTTTCCGGTTGTGTGATTGTGGTCCACTTTAACATCACGGCCTTCGAATGATTTTTCACAAATATAACATTTTCCATTTTGTTCCTCATACATAGAATTATATTCTTGTAGAGTAATTCCATAATTAGCTTTTAACTTATACGTTTTAAAATACTCTTTACCCAAACGTATTCTATTATTTTTATAATGTTCTTTCCTTTTTTCAGGTGACATGTTTCTTATTCTGGAAAGACTATATTCATTCATACAAACTTTACATTTGCTTTGGTAACAAATACTGCCATCTTTATTGGTTTTGGATTTATAGAAATCCAATAAAGGTTTTTCTGTTTTACATAGTTTACATATTTTCATGTTTATCCTTATTGGTATAATAATTTATTTATACAAATAAGTTTTTCTACAATTTATCATGCAGTTTCTTGGTTTAAAGCCTCAACGTATAATTCTTTCAGAACGGATTTTAATTTGCCGTTGTCAATATTTTCTTGCTTGATAGCATCAACATACTTGTTTAGAATAGTCAATGTATCTTCAGCTTGGTCGACCATTTCTTCTTCTAGACCTTCAGAGTAATCCGTAAAGTCTTCAGCAATAGTAATATCTGCTGGGTTGACATTATACAAGTTATTCATGTATTTGTCAAACAAATATGGGTTGGTTTTATTCAACACTACCACTTTAACATATTTGCCTGCATAAGGTAACATATCTTTGTTGCCGATTTCAGCAATGGTTTCTGCCACATCATCGTAAGTTAACTTGTGAAACATTACGTTAGGGTTATGTATAAAAGTAAGCTCTCGATTAGACAAGTCAAACAAATGGAAGCCACGAGGGTCATTATAATCCTGCCAAGTGAGTTCGTAAGGGTTTCCCAAGTAATGAATGCCGTCAGCGTTAGACCTGTGGTGATAATGACCACTAAAAGTATATTCAAACCTATTAAAAATAGCACGGTCTAATCCTTCTTCTGATGGCATACCACGATGCATAGCAAATCCAGCAATTTCAAAATGTCCCATGCATAATGAAGCTGGTGTGTTTTTGATTTCATCTAAACATTGTTGATAGTTTTCAGTACAAATCCAAGGTACCATACACACATCATGCAATCCTAAATGAATTGTTTGTGGTGAGTCAATGATATTGATGTTATCATATTCACGCAACAACAAATCCACAGAATTTACGTCATTGGTATTTTTAAAGTATGTGTCGTGGTTACCTGCCAACATGTGTACTTGAATGTTTCTTTCAGCCAACTTGTCAAAGAACATCTCTTTGGTTCGCTTGAGAGAATAAAAGTTTACATACTTGCGCCTATCAAAAGTGTCACCAAGAATAAGAACAGTATCAATTCGTTCGCTATCAATAATAGGAAAGAATGTTTCATTATAAAATTTTTCATAGTAGTCCAAGAATTGTATGGAATCATTTCTGGCTCCAAAGTGTTGGTCGGTGATAATCGCAACTTTCATTTTATCCTTTAATCTTCTCTCTTTCCGCAACTTGCTTTCTTAGGTTGGTTGTAGAGAAGCTATGTTTACGACTGTTGAAGTGTACAGCCATTATTAAATCGTGACCAGTAAATTGTTTGTCACGGTATTCTTCACCTATGATTCTAACATCAATTGGGTAGGAAAGCAAGATGTCCATCAATTCTTTTTCGGTAGTATATGGCACAATCTCATCCACATACTTACAGGCCTGTAGTTGTGTAAACCTTTCAAACAAGGATTGTACAGGTTTATTTTTCCAATCTCTATCTACGGAAGGATCGGTTTGTAATCCAACAATCAAATGGTCACATATGGATTTGGCTTCTTTCAACATCATAATGTGGCCAGCGTGTAATAAATCAAACGTAGAGCACGTAAATCCTATTTTCATAATCACTCCTCAATAAACTTTTCTAATCCTTTAGGCTTCTTGACTGCCTTGGCTTCCTTTTTGGCAGCTCTGGCATCTTCATAGTTACCAATAAACTCAGAGATGTTATCATACATTTCAAACTGGCTTGATGTGCCATCTTCATGTTCAAGCATTTCAAACTCATCAAGGATACCAATCATCTCTGTAGCTTTGTACTTCACATAGAGTTGCTTTTTCTCTTTCTGTATCCTGCGGAGAAAAGCATAGTAAATGATTTGTGTAAAATAGGCAAACGGATTCTTTGACTTGGTTTCATCAAAGTTGGCAAAGTACATTAAACAGTTTTCAATACCATCCGATATCATCTCATCTCTGTAGGAGTAATTGATAAAGTTTGGTTTGTGGGATAAACCTTCC